AACTTTTAAAGAAATTTAGATTAATGCCAAACTTTAATATTGTGAAAAAGGAGGTAAAAAAACATGAGTAAGGACATAAGAGAATTAAAATATGAACCAAAACTTGATAAGTATGTTTTATACATAGAATCAGAAACAGAGTTAAAGGAAGGAAAGAAAACAGTAGGCACTCAAACCCAAACAATAAAACAAATATGGGACAAGGACCAAATAGAGACTATTAAAAACCAAGTGTTAGAACAAAAGAAACAAGTTGAAGCACAAATAAGATCAATCGATAACCAACTTGAATTGCAAGGGAAGATCAACACAAGGGAAAGACAACAACTTAAAGAATTCTATGAGAAACTACAAAAGGCACAAAAACTCCAGAAAATCGAGCAATTAGAGAAACAAAAAGAGGATATTAAAAGATCATTAGATAAGATAAATAAAGATTTAAAGGAGATTGATGATGCTATCAACTGAAGAAAGATTTTTATTATATGGCTCGGTAGCAGACTACGAGTCATTTATTTTATTTGTTAAAAAGGAAATTGCACCTTATATGCAGATGCCATTAATGATTGAAGATTACCTGGAAGAAATTTATAACGAGTTAAGGAATCATCAATACACAGCAATCCAAATACACAGAGGTGCAGGAAAAACAGAACTTGGGATATGGCTAACGATATTTTATGCTGTTTGTATGCCAAAGAACCCATTCAGTGACAAAAGAGTAACAGAACAATTAATTGTGACAGCAGCAGGAGAAGCACTGAGCAGTATTAATGCAAGGATTAAACATTTTTTTTATGAGAACCCAAACCTAAGAAGATATATGCCAGCAGGGATAACAAACAAAGATCGGAAAAATGATTATTGGAATAGTAAAGAAATGTATTTAACAAACGGAAGTGTGATACATTTTAGACCAATCAATTCAAGAAGTATAAGAGGACTTCATCCAGACAGAGTATGGGGTGACGATTTAGTAGGAGATAATTCAGCAGTAGTGGATAAAGATATTGAAGAAAGATGGTTTGGTGCAATACATGGTACAACAACAGCAAAAAATGCAATAGTAGATGTTACAGGAACACCAAAAAGGTTCACGGATGTGATGTTTTTAATGAAAGAAAACAAATCGTATTATTTTAAAGCAAGACCAATAATAAAACCTGATGGTACAATACTATCAAACAAAAGATGGTCAATAGAGAAAACACAAAAAGTAAAAGAAACAATAGGTAGTGTGCTATGGGCCTGTGAATATATGTTGAATCCTATAGATGATGGTACAAGTCTAATAAAGGGTGACTGGGTTGACAGGTGTAGATCAGAAGAATATGATATTCAAAGAACAAGACCAAACAATGTTAAAGCAGTATATTTAGGTGTTGACTTTGCATTTAGTGATAGAATCCTTGCAGATAAATCAGTGTTCTGGTCATGGGCAGAAATAGAACTTAATGGTAAAACAAAGTATTTATTATTAGATGTAGAAACAAAAAAAGGATGGAGTGGTCAAGAACAAATGGATTATATCAATGAACTACATAAAACATATCATTATGATTTAATTGGGTTAGAAGAAAACAGTATTAAAGCAATATCAAAGAACATTAAAACAGATTATGGTCATCTACCAATAAAAAGATTTTGGACAGGAACTAACGATGAAAAACAAGAAACAACAGACAAGTATAAAGAATACACAACAGTGGGAAAAAGAAATTTAGTGTTAAGATTAGGAACATGCCTTGAAAACAAAGAAGTAATACTACCATATAAATCAAAAGAAGCAAAAGACAAAGTAGACCAGTTTAAACTTGAATGTGTGAGCTTTGCACAAGAAGATGGTAAACTTACAGAGATTGGTGTACACCCAGACATGCCCATAGCAGCAGGCTACGGTTTAGAAGTGGCAAAACGATGGGGTAATTCATTCTTTATAACATAAAAGTAACATTTAAAAGGGTTTAAATAATTAAAAGAACATTTTATAGTATCACCACATCATAATCATGACGTCAAAACGAGAACCTAAGAATTTGTTTTATAACTGTCCTTGGGAAAATGAGGGAAGTATAGAAAGTAAGTCGCTTAAATATATTGGGAACTATCGTCCACAAGAAGATGTGGGTGCGAAACCTGTCGATTTAAACCCATCATCTGTGGGTGAGGGATTTGCTACTGGAAAGGACGAGAAAGAGATATTTAAGGCTTATATCCCATGGTTTCTATACAAACCTCCTTATGGTTTCCCTAGAGATGTTAATCCTTTACAATTAAGACAGTTCGCAAAGAATCCTTATATTTTTGGAATTATTAAAACATTATCAGACGAGATATGTGCAGTACCATACGATGTAGTTTTAAGAGAAGAATACTCCAATGATAACTTTATAGAAGATGAGGAAGCAAGAAAACAAATAATCGGCTTTTTTGATAATCCAAACGGTAATGATGAATCATTTGAACATATTTTAAGATGCTGGGTTAAAGACGTGTGTGAAATTGGAGATTTTGTAGGAGTAAAAGTTTTTAATGGGAAAGGACAATTCAGCCAATTATTTGCAAGAGACTCTGGTACTTTTTTATTAAATCCTGACATTTTTGGTTATATGGGTGACAGGGCAGAATTCGTACCACCACCAACACAATACATTCTAACAGGTGGACTTCCAACAAACCTAAGAGACCAAATGCTTAATGCTAATAATCCAAAAGAAGTTGATAAAATACACGAAAACATAAGAAGTGAACAATACGATGCAATGTATAGAGACACAGCAGCATACTTCCAATATGGTTGGACAGCAGGGGCAAGACCAGTACCATTCGGAAGAAGAGAGATAATGTGGGGAGGACTTAATCCAAGAACTAACAACATTTATCATCAAAGCCCAATCGAAATATTATACAACCAGATCCTAACGTTGATATATGGTTCAGAGTATAACCTTGATTTTTATTTAAATAATAACCTACCAAATGGATTATTAACATTAAAAGGTGCTAGTGCTGAACAAGCCCAAATGTATAGAACACAAATGCAAAATCAGTTTATGGATGATGATTCTTTTGGTAATTTTAAGAAAAAACACTTCAAAGTACCAATCACAGGATATGAAGCAGTATTCACTCAAATGCAAATGAGCAGTAAAGAAATGGAAGTAATAGAACAACAAAAATGGTTCACAAAATTAGTATGGAGTGTTTTTGGGGTTAATGCAGAAGAAATGGGGTTCACAGAAGATTCAAACAAAGCAATAAGCGAGACACAAGGTAAAATCGCAAAAAGGAAAGCAATAAAACCATTCATTAAAATGTTTGAATATATCATAAATTTACAATTAATGCCTGAGTTTGGACATCCAGAATATGAGTTTAAGTTTATTGAGTATGATCTTGAAGAAGAAAAAGCAAAACAAGATTTGTGGGAACAACAAATAAGAATGGGTGTAAGGACAGCAAAACAAATAGCAATCCAGGAAATGGGGATAAGTGAACAAGAATATGCAGAAGCAGAACAAGAAATTAAAGAAAAAGAACAAGAAAATGAATATAATAACGATAATAACGATAATGATTGGTGGACAAAAAGTGAAATGAAGCACAAGTACATTAAAAGAACAGGTTCTCCAGGCAACTATGAATATGAATATCAAGGAGACAAGAAAGAAAAGACAAGCCCAATAAAAATGACTGAAGATATGTGGAATAATTCAGACGAAGAATATAAAGTAAAATTAATCAAAGAGCTTGGATTCCCAACGAGTGCACCAAGTGGATTCCCAACAGAATATTCAAAAGCAAAAACCATGAACGATCTTGTTAAAATGGTCGGTGGCGGGAAAATAGCCCAGGCCATGTTGCAGCTTAATAGAAAGTTAATAGATTTGAGTGGTGGAAATTTAAAGGTCGACTGGGAGAAAAAAGGAATGTATGGTGGAGAGAATACTGATGAGGGCGACTTGTGGACAAAATCAATTAAAACAACACCAATAGAGAAAGAATTCATTAAAGGATTAAAAGAATTAGAAAACAAAGTGTTATATGATGTTGAATTAAGTCAAAGAGGGCTAGCAGAAATTAAAGGTTTTATTGATTATAAAGCGATAACTCAAGAAGCACTTGACAAATATGATAACTTCTTTAATACAGCAGAATATAGACAAATACTTAATGATGCATTAGGAAAAGAGTTCAGTAAAGGAGTAGAACAAATTGAGAAAAAACTTAATAGAAATGTAATAGTGTCAACACAAGATATAAACACAATAACAGAGTTCGCATTTAATAATATTAAAGATATGAACCAAGAATTAGTAAACAACCTAAGAAAACAAATAACAATGGGCCTACTTAACAAAGAAAACATGAACCAAATTAAAAAAAGGATTAAAGAACAGTTTGTTATAAGCGAGAATAGGGCAAGAGCAATATTACAAACAGAAACTAATAGAATTTATGGGACTGGAAGTTATAATGCTGCAAAACAAAGTGGTGTTGAGTTCTACAAGTATATTGATGCAACACTTGATAAAAGAACAAGCGAGATATGTAAAGATTTGGATTTAAGGTATGGTAGCCCAGAACAAGCAATACCAATAGATGATAAGTTTAAGTTAATTAATGGTAAAGAAGAACTACACAACCCTTTTCATGTTAACTGTCGTAGTGTAACATTATATGTGCCAAAAGATGAGGTAAAAAAGGATTTAAATAAACAAAAGGATATGAATTAATATGCAACAACAATATATGGGTGTAGGAGAAACTTTTAATTTTCAAGAAATAGAGGTAAAAGGAGAGAAAGAGTACACAATCACTGGTTATATCAGCACAAAATCGGTTGATAAATTTAATGATTCTATAACAGACGAATGTCTTGATGATATGTTAACACAAATTAAGTCAGGCAGTATTAAGATTGATTATGAACATGAAACAATCCATGAGAACGACTTAAACAAAAACCCAATAGCAAGAATAATTGATGCTAAAAAAGATGATAAAGGACTATGGGTTAAAGCAACACTTAATAAATCAAACCCAAGATTTAATGAGATTTGGGGAAGTATTAAAGACGGTTTCCTTGACGCATTCAGTATAGCATTCAAACCATTAGAAACAGCAACAAGATATATTCAAGGTAAAGCAGTAAGGATCCTAAACAAACTTAAATTAATTAATGTGGGGATTACAGGAACACCAGTAAACGAAGAATGTAGGATGGATAAAGTGGTAATTAAAGCTATTAAAGATTTAGAAGAAGATGATGGTGGTTGGGAAAAGTTTGATGATCTAAACGATGAAGAGTTAGAAATTAAACACAAGTATATTAAAAGAACTGGATCACCAGGACACTATGAGTACTTTTATAG